ATAATATAGTCTATCCACGTTGTTCTTCCAATCTTCATTCGTATCTCCGATTGACCAATTGATTGCAAACTGCTAAGACGCTAAGAAGAGAAACTGTAAGATACGCGAACTTCATTTGACCATTCCAAAGCGACCAAATAATGCCCAGTAAAAGAACAAAACCAGCGCAAATGCCACCAACATTAACACTAACTTCTTCTTCCTCAGAATTCTTTGTTTGCTTGCTCATAGTATAAAAACAACATACGGCTATTTAAACATTATGCATCGCATCTCGTTGGTGCTCGTTCATACTCTACTTCATCTTCATCATAAAGCCCCGTATGATACATAAGATAGTTAATGGCAGACTGTTTATCTATAAACCATCTTTCTTGAGGAAATTCTCTATCTATGCCTAACAAACAATAATCACCTGTATATGAGTCTTTGAAAATCTCATACGAAGTTCCATCAATAGTTATCTTGAATGTGCCTTTCATACTATTTCACCAATATTTATGTGTCTTTTTTCTGCATTTTCTGCTCCGACCGGCGAATCTTCACAGTATAACTTATAGTCACACCAGTAACAATTAGCAGTTTCTGGTTTGGTTTCCCAATCTCCGGTTTGTTCTGTATGTAGAATCTCGTTTTTGATTTTCTCTATTTCAGTCCAATACTTGTTTTCATGTTCGTTCCAAAACACTTCTCCGTTCTGGATGCGGCTATGAAACGATTGAGTTTCTTCATCAAGATAGACAAATACTGCCGCATCAGGGTAATGACCAAACTTCTGGTAAAACATCTCAATATACATTCCTGCTTGGATTCGCTCTTTCCATTCCTCGTTTTCTTTTCCTGTTTTCCAATCAATAATCACGTTCTCATAAATCTCAGGATCATCTTCATCTCCTAAATCAATATCCGCAACAAGATCAGCAAGTCCATTATATGTAATATCACTTTTTTCCATTGACCACTCTTCTTCAACGTGTTTAATTTCCTCTACGAATGAAGAAATCCAACGAGAAGCAGTCTTTAAACAAGTATCAACTTTATCATTATCAGAATAATTATAATCTTGATGATTTTCTTTTTCTTCTAATGTTTCTAATAGTTCTTTCTCCTTTTCTGGGATGCTCTCTAATTCGTTTAAAGCTTCTTCTAAGCTATCGTGGATTGTGTTACCTATCTGGAAATGCTCAATTTCACCTTCATCTGGAGGTTCAAGCTCTTCAATCAAGTAATGTATCTCGAATTTCCGGGGACACTGGTTGAATTTTTTGATACCTGAAGAACTCAAC